ATGGACTGCTCAAGCTCTGCGGTTGATTCATCCTGCAGGTCGGCAGCATCCGCAAGGGCGATAGCCTCATCTGCTTCGATAGCCTTCAGTTTTTCCTCGGATTCCTGTCTGGCCGCTTCCAGCTCAGCAAGTATTCTTTTTGCGTTCTCGATCTTGTCCTCGATGCCCTGCAGGGTGAATTTCGCCCTCTCCTTGTCTCTGGAGATCTCAACGGCATGATCACGCTTTCTCTGGTTCTCGCCGTTTCTCGCAAGGATAGCCTGCTGTTCCTTGATAAGGTCAGCCATGCTTACCGGATCATCGGGTACATTAGGGAAATAAGGCATTTCATCAGCATATTTCTGCTTCTGGTCAGCGATCCTGCCCATTGCCTGACGTTCATCGTATGCCGCTTTTTCCTTCCTTTCGAGCTCTGTCAGCTGGTCGCCTACGCCGATGATCTTCAGAAGGGTTTTTGCTTTTTCCTTATTATCGGCATTCATAAATCTCGGAAGATCGAGCGCCAGCACTTCGATAAAGGAATCCAGGAGCTTCTGCCCTGCCTTCTCCCCTCTCGGGTCAGTAACCTTAAGAGCTGAATTCTTGCCCTTTCTCTCCACGATCAGGCCATTGGAAAGCACGATTTTAAGATATGGCTTTGTGGAAGATCCTTCCCTGTCAGCCTGTGAGGGATGGAATTTCTCCCCGCCCAGGGTCCATGCGATAGCATCCAGCACAGAGCTCTTGCCCTGCTTATTGTTCCCGCCGATGATGGTAAGGCCGTTTTCCGAGGGCTCCATCACGACCGCCTTGACCCGCTTGACGTTTTCAAGCTCGACAAGGTTGATTTTTACAGCATCTTTTTTCATATCCGTATACCTCCCTAAGCCCTTAATTCAGCTCTTCCTTAAGGCTCTTGGTAGCCTTGAATTTCACGCTCTTTGACGCCTTGATGGTCATGGGTTCGCCGGTAGCAGGGTTTCTGCCCTCTCTGGCTGCTCTTTCAGAAACCTCGAAAGAGCCGAAGCCTGCGATCTGCACCTTGTCGCCTCTGACCAGGGACGCGCTGATCACGCCGATCATGGCATTAAGAGCCACTTCTACCTGTTTCTGTGTAAGGCTGTATTCTTCGCCGTCCTTCATATATGTTGATGATGCTGCTGCTACTCTGATAAGCTCTGTTTTTGTCATTGTGTTTTTCATATTGGATTTTCCTTTCTGATGTGATTAATTATTTGATGCTTTTAAAAAGTAATTCTTCCGCCAGTCACCCAGCTTCAGGCCAGTGTGCTTATAAAAGATATTTCTGATGGTTGTTGACGTGACGCCAAATTCAATGGCAACATCTTCGGTTTTCCATCCTGCTTCAAGGAGCGCCATCATCTTGCCGATATCAACCTTTGAATTCACCGCGCTCTCGCTCTCGCTTCTCAGCCTGGCTCTTTCCCTATTGGCGTAATATCTTGCGGTCTCCTTCGTAAGGTTCAGGGTTTTTCCGATTTCTTCATAGCTCTTTCCGGACTCGTAAAGCCTGAGTGCCTCAGCACTCTTTTCCTTGACGCCCATAGACTCTGGTTTCGGTTCTGGCTCTGGTTCCGGCAGCGGGTCAGGCATCATTACTCCTCCGACGCATGTGGTTACTTCCCGTACTTCTTCAAGGAAGGCTTTTACTTTCGCCCTGGAACCCAGCGCCTTTTTCAGCACGGCTGCCGAGATTGCAGCCTCGAAATTGTCAAAATCCTCTCCGGAGAGCTTTACAATGGTCTTTGTGCCGTCGCTCCAGAAAACAATAGTTGCCTTCCCCGACCGGATCACCTTAACAATCTCCATTGCTTACTCCCCTTCTGCGGTCAACCGTGATCCGGCTGATCCTTCCATCATTGCAGGGGAAGCTGATGCCCAGCTTCTCATATGCCCTGTCGAGATCGTGTACAGTGTATCCTTTTAAAAATCTTATTGCCGCTTCCCTAGACGGCATCTCTGCTTTTTTCATCCGATACGTCCTTTCCCGGAATCTCAAGGATGATCCCGTACTGTCTGTAGAATTCCTCCCGGTCAACCATGAAGGTTGTCCGTGAGCTTGTCGAATGCCTGATACAGCACCCCCATGAGCAGGATCCATTCCTGATCCATGCCCGGACGCTCTTTGGCGACTGCCCGAGAGCCCTCGCCGCCTCTGTGAGAAGATGCGGCGAATATCTCGGATCAAAGGTCACCGGCTTTTTATCGGGCTCTTCCAGGGCTTTTGATAGCTTTGCCAGCGTCTCCTTTGAGGGCTTTGTCTTGCCGGTAAAAAATCCGGAAAGCGATCCCTGGGAAACTCCGGAGAGCTCCGACATCTCTTTTCTGGAAATGCCCCTTTTGGCCATCTCCTGCTTGATTGTTTCGAAATCCATCCATTCCCTCCTTCTTATTTCTTCTTGTCGGGCTTGCCGCCTGCAGTCTGCAGGCCAAGCATAAAGCCATCGACACGGGCCTTGTTCTCGGCGCTCAGGGACATGAACATCAGGAAGGTCTGCAGGTCCCTGGGGTTGATCAACCTGATTGGTGTTTCTGTGATGGTCTTCATATTTTGATCACCTGCCTTTACTATTAATTTCCCCATTTCGGGGAGTCGGGCCTGCGGGATTCGAACCCGCTCCGGACTTGACCAAATCTACTTATGACTTTTTGGGAGGATTATATAGCATGATTTAAGGTGTGCATCTACAACCCGGAGCCCCTTCGGCGGCCCGATGGCCCCGGCACGTCTAAGGCCGTGCCGGACACTACGGAAAATAAAGCTGCATCGCCCTGTCTGCGGCGGTTGACTTAATTGACTTGTTGGTTTTGAACATTTGTTTGATTGATACAGGACATAAGGTTTACCTGTTGCAGTGTCATCCGAAAAGAATAACTTTCTGAAAACCTTTGTTACTGGCTAACATTACGCACCGCAGACAAAAGCGATTTTGTGAATGATCGGGGCTTTTAAAGCGAAAAGAAAAACCTCTTTCATCCACTTTGACGGGTCACGGCACAATCAGTCCACTTGTTAGCGGAAAGTCACGCTGCCATCAAATATCCGGGTAAGGATTTGCACCTTACATGATTGAAATTTCACGCCTTGTTATGCTTATTGCAAGTCACAGTCACAAGGAAACATCATACGAAATACACGTCTACCTATTCCGTCACCGGATACGCCGTTCTTTTCCGGCTGTCAGCGGTTATATCGTTACTATCCCATGCGTTCACTCTAACCTGCTGAATTTTCACAGATGCCACGGCCGACATATCGGTCCCCGCCGTGTACATGCTGACTCGACCGCCCTTTATTCCTTTTTGTGAGGTGATGAATAAAGAGTAAGAACGTCCACCTCGTCGGAACGACAGGACTCGAACCTGCATACCCTGTCTCTTAGTTTTTACGGTACCTCAGTGCTCTGCCATTAAGCTACGTTCCGAAATTGCCGGGGATTACCCGCCCCGGCACGGGGTTGCGAAAGGATACAAAAATTAGATAACTGTCAGTTTGTTCGGAAGTCTTTAAGGAAGGCTTCCAGATTGTCGGCCATATCTTTTGTGAGCCCGGTAAAATCTTTATCCGGAAAATCCGTCTCGCCGATAAAGAGGACGTTTCCCAGGATCGGCTGTCCATGCTTATGCGCTCCGTAGAGGTAAGATGCTTTCATGTTGATACTCAGATCGTGGTAGTATCCGGATTCATCAACCAGCATGATCACCATCTCCTTGTTCGGCTCAACCACTCCTCCAAACCTTGTATAAAGAAAATTGGGTCTTACCGGCTCCAGCAGCTCACATTTTTCTCCGATCAGGCCTGTCAGGGTGCTGTGCACTTCCTTATATCCGCCCGTCGGGTATTCGTGACGGGTGATATTGCCGTCTGTATCGAGTCTTACAATCTCCATGGCGTGCCTCCTTCCAGCTTCTCAAGGAACCTCATTACATCGCGGATCACTGCGATGCCGGAGTCTGCCGTGATGCATACTGAATAAGTTTCATCCGGAAAAGTGAGCACAGCGTATTCGCTGGAACCCTGTGTTACATATTTGATATTCTTCAAATCCCGATACTCTCTTGTTTCCTTCAACGTCTTGCAAAGACGCTCCAGAATCTTCTGCTTATTTTCCATTCGTCCATTCCCTCCATGAATTGTGATTATTCAGTTGTTACTCGAGTCATTGTTGACTCTGAGAACATTATATGTTGCTCTGAGACTTTTGTCAATAGGTTTTTTGTTGACATTGAGACATTTTTTTGCTATCTTATCTTTATAAGGAGGTGAATACCAAAATTGAATCAAAGAATTAAGGAAATCAGAAAAGACGCTGGGCTTACCCAGCAGGAATTTGCAGAGAAGATCGGATCGGCAAGGAATACCATTGCCAATTACGAAATAGGGAACAGGAACCCTTCCGATGCCGTCATTCGTTCCATCTGCAGAGAATTTAAAATTAATGAAGAATGGCTTCGCACTGGCATCGGCCCCATGAAAAATGAGATCCCGGATATCCTGATGGAGCAGATCCGACAGACTTACAACCTGTCTGACCTGGAATATCGTATCCTGGATAAATATTTCAGTCTACCAGATTCACAGCGTGACCAGGTAAGGGATTTTATCCAGGAGCTTTTTGAGCAGGAAATGCCCGTTGCGGAGATTGCTACAAGGATGATCGCTTATTATGGAAGGCTTGCTTCTGCGGGATCCGGCCAGATTGTGTTCGATGACCTGCCGTCAGATTTTATCGAGATTGAGAATTCGCAGGAATACAGGAAAGTGATCTACGCAATCGGCGTCAACGGTTCATCCATGGAGCCGGTGCTTTCAGATGGCGATATCCTGCTGATCGAGCAGGCAAGTGACGTTGAGATTGGTGAGATTGGGATTTTCCTTATTGATGGAGAGGCATATGTCAAGAGGCGCGGAGCCGATCAGCTGGTCAGCATCAACCCGGCTTATCCGAATGTAGCTTTAAATGAGACGGCGCGCTGCATGGGCAGAGTTGCCGGCAAGGTAAAATAAAAAAAGACCCTTCGGGAATGGCGAAGGGCCGGACGTATTCGATACATGGGAATGGACGATCGAAAAACGCTCACTTATATGATATCATCCATTCCCCTGATTTGTAAATATCGGAGGAATAATTTTTATGGCAAATATCAAATGGCGCGGGGATTCGGCCAGGATACGGGTCTACAAAGGGAAGAACGCAGACGGAAAGCCTGTCTACGCTTCCATGACCTATCATCCGAAGTCATCGACTCCCGCTGAAAGGGAAAAGGAGACCAGGCGCGCCGCAGACGAATTCGAGGAGCTGGTAAAGCATGGCGGGATCCTTGAAGGCGAGAAACTGACCGTGAAGGAATTCGCGGACAGGTATTGGAAAGACTGGATGGATTTTCAGCGTGGGATGAAGATGACCAGGGAGAGTTATGAAGGCTTTTTAAATCTCCACGTCTATCCTGATATAGGACACCTTCCTATTGCATCGGTAACTTCCCTGCATATCCAGATGATCATCGATAAGCTCAATGAAAAAGGATCCTCGCAATCACTTATGAAAAATACGGTGATTGCAGCATCATCCATTTTCACATGTGCCGTTAAAAAGCACGTGATTAACGATAACCCATGTGAGGCGTCGCGCCTGGATTATCCCAGGAAGAAAAAGACAGACGGCCGGCTCCATTACTTCACAGTGGCGCAGGCCAATGCTTTTCTGGATGCCCTGGAGCGCGGGGTTCCGGTCCACCATGACGAGGTAAAACGGAAAAACGGCAGGCTTATCCCTGCAAAGGATGAAATCCGGACCTTTGATCCGCAGTACCTCTCCTATTTTTCCCTTGCCATCTTCGGAGGCTTTCGCCGCGGTGAGCTGGTAGCTCTCAAATGGTCAGATATCAGCTACAGGGAAAAGACAGTCACGATCCGCAGGGCGGTCCGCAGGCTGAATGGCGAAATCCTGGTAAAGGGACCCAAAACCGAGTCGGGCTATCGCACGATCGTTCTGCCTCAGGTATGCTTCGACAGATTAAGGAAGCTCCAGTCATCCCGGAAGATCATATCTCCAGATGGATGGATCTTTGTCCAGCGGGACGGCATCACCATGATGGATCCGGACACGCCCGGCAACTTCTTCAAGAATTTCTTGCAGACGTACAACATGGCATATCCGGATAACCCTCTGCCGGTTATCCGTCTGCACGACTTAAGACACACGGCCGTCACTCTCCTGCTGTCCAATGGAGTAGATATTTACACAGCCATGGAGAGAGTCGGACATTCGAAACCGACCACCACCATGAACATCTACGGCCACGTGATGAAGGAATACGACCGGAAGGCATCTGACCTTCTGGAAAAACTCTTCAAGGAAGGCTGATGGAGATTTTTCAATGATTCCGGAGGGAGCTCTGACGGCTCCCTCTTTTATTTTTCATTTTGAAATATGACAAAAATATGTCCAGAAAAGACAGAGAAAAACCTTCGGCATTTTTCACAAATTACAAAAAACCCTTGATTTCTCAAGGGTTTCAAGACATGACCCGTAATGGACTTGAACCATCGACCTTCTGGTTGTCACTTATAAGCATTAAAAAATCGCTATGTTTTTGTTGCCTTTTGTGCACTTTTGTTACCTGTTTCTACCTATTATAATTAAGGTTATGTTGCCTTATGTTTCTCTTTGTTTACCTTTGTACGGGGATTTTCGAAATATGACCAAAATATGACAATAAAAAATCCTCCCTTTCACAACTCTCCCAATACTCTCCCAATTTTTTCAACATTAAAATCCATCAAGAAATAAGTGCGTACTCATTAAATTTATCACTATACATAAGTACGTACTTATGTTATAATAAAGACAGTTAAAGGAAAGGTCAACAAAGACCACAAACACAAGGAGGGCAAAGATGTACAGAGATTATGAAAATCCGGCTACTCTCAATGCGAGGCTCGAATCAGCAAAGGCGAGTCTTACCAGAGCAATCAGAACCGGCGAGGATATCGAGGTTATTGCAGGCCTCAATAATACAGTAGAGGACTTAAAGGAGCGAATCAATTTTGCTTACCAGGACGAGGAGGAATAAGAAATGACACCTGAATACACAAAGAGGGATGCTTCCGGGCATCTCCTCACAACAAAATCTTTCGACTCAGATAATGGAGAAATCGCCTTTATTCTGATGGACAGAAAAGACGACGGAGCAAAGTTTTATCTCACCGGCTTTCCACTGATGCCGAAAGCTGAAGCAATTGAAACCATTGACAGGATTTGCAGATAAGGAGCTGAACATGACAGAAAATAAAAAAAGCCTTGCATCGGCTAAGTATGATGCCGAGAACGCCAAGAGGATCTACTTAAAGTTAAACAAAAAGACCGATGCTGATATCATCGACTTTCTGGCTAGCAAGAAAAACGTCCAGGGCTACATCAAGGCCTTGATCAGAAGGGATATGACGGAAAAATGAGGCTGAAGGAAATGATCCAGGCGCTCAGGACGGCTAATTATGAGCGCGTGGAGATCAGGAATGAGGAGGGGTGGGAAATCGCAACTTTTCCCGCAAATTCAACGGCCATTGCCCCGTATCTTGATTGCGAGGTCTCAGAGTGGTTCCCACATGGTGCCCCTGGCAAAGATGCGGATTTTACGGTATACATAAAATAAAAAAACAGGGGAGCCGAAAAGCTCCCCTTTGTAGTGAAATGTAATACGTTTTAACTTGCTTTATCACTTGATCCGCTGAGTAAGATATTGAGAGTCCACCCATCCCACGATAGGATATTCTCCGTTTCTATCTTTGACACCGGAAGTCTTCTTGATCTTAATCCAGTTGATTCCACCCTTGTTTACGATAACATCATCAACGATAGATACTTTCTGACCGTCTTCCAGATAACCAAGACTGTGCCTCTTGCTCTGGTTCTCCCAGATATTCAGCTTGCTTTCCACATTTACCCACATATGCAGTCGCTGTGGATAGAAGATAGTATAGCACCTGTAATCCTCTTTCCTCGCTCCTGCATGGACTTCCTGTGGCGTATACAGCTTTCCGCTGACACGATACGTTCTTCCCTGCGCCGCAGAGTCATTGACAGCAATCTTGCCGTCCTTATATCCAATCAGCAGGATATAATGCCCATGACTGGTAAAGATACCTTTGCCCTGTATACACATGACCACACAACCCCTCTGCAGGGCTTTTACAACCTTGTTGATATCGGTTGTATACTCGGTCTTGACGCCTCTCTTATCGGCTTCCCACTTGCCGATATCTCGATATGAACCAGAATCCTTACACAGCTTATCGGAGAGTGTCTGGGGCTCTATCTTCGTATCAAGGCAATACTCTAACGCCATTGCAGTGCAGCACTGACCACAGCCAAAACGTTTGATAGTGTTGTTCCACTTGATGACCCTGTTGGGAATGTCAGTGTCGTAATAGTCCCTGCGTCTGAAATCATATCTCCCGCCCGTGATCGTCTGCTTAATATAAGGCACCTTTGCGATATAATCACTACTCATCCGCATCACCGCCCTCGATATCTTCCTCTCCCGCTTCTGGGATATAAATGGGTTCATCGTCTTTATACATGGCTTTACCTCACTTTCTGAAAGACACCGCCCACAGGATTCCTGCGAGCGATGCCAAGATAATCATTTTTCGCTTCTCAACTTATCCAGATATTCATCTGCCAGGATTGCATGTCTAGTGAAAGAGTTATTCTTCCACCATGCCCAGATAGCAGATACAATAGTTGCAACAAGCGAAGCAATCTGGTATACATCGCTCTCGGCAATGTCAATCGTTCCCCTGCCCATCACGGCAAGAATCTGATTAAGCAGAGCCAGAGCAAGCACGATTGTCCGTGCAATGGTATCGGCTTCAATCTTCATTGCTTTACCTTTCCGAGCGAATCTTTCAGCTCTCCGACTTCATTAAATAGGGTCTTAGAATCTCGCTCCAATGCCACGACCCTCTTTTCGACTTCAACCAAATCACGATTTAATGACTTAATATCCGTCCGTGTTTCGTTGGTCGTCTGGCACACCGTGTCGAGCTTCATATTGGCTTTAAACAAGCCATCTTTAATACCGTCAATCTTCGTGACAGAATCTTTACTCACATTGTGGCTGTACGACTTGTACGCCACGATCAGACTACCCAAGGCAATGAGCCATGGGATAAACTGTAGGTATTGTTGCATAGGCTTACTCCTGCGGCTGGTACTGAGTATCAATACCGCTTGTGCTTTATTTGTTGCGTAAATGGGCGTTTAGTTGACTTACTCGATGTAAATTCCAGATGCATCCGTTATGCTGTTGCAACACAATCGCATATATGCTACACCGCTAAAGTCGTAGGTTGTTCCGCTATGTGTTCCGCCAGTGAGTGTTACAGATTCAACATTACCGTTATTCACCACCGACGGGCTGAACACCGTTCCTGTCTGATTAATCCATGCATTTGCATACCTGCTACAACCGGATACAAGCTGATGGCTACTATTGTACAACGCAATATAGTTGTTATCATTTGCAGTTCCGTTGATATTCATATTCTCGAACACAATCTTATCGCCTTGTTTAACTGGGATAAATCCAGTAACAAATTTACCGGATGCCGCTGACTCAGTTCCGCCAGAGCCAAGTCTATACCCTTCTGCGTATCCAACAGTTGCCAACGTTGAATGTGTCGTTCTAGGATAAATTGTTGAGCCATCGCTTTCCGTGGCAAGCGGAAGAAAGTTAGTTCTTGCTTTGCTTGCGGTAACCGTAATGCTGACATTGCCCGTCACGCTTGCGATACTGATAACGCCATTACTATACGATGTCGAGGTTATGTCTGTCCCGCCCATCATGACGGTTGCGCTGTCAATCGTATAACCGCTATTAGGCGTGATCGTAGCCGTGTACGCATCTCCATCCTCAATAGACGTAGCGGGGTTGTCGCTGGTAGCCCCCGTAAGCGTACTGCTAATACTATGATATACTGTCACTCCGTAACCATATGTTCTGTCCGCACCTGCGCCAAAGCGAACAAACGAAATCTTCTCTGCATCCGTATCAACCACAACTGCCGTCCAAAGCCCCTGAGATGCTTTCCCCGCCTGTCGTCCACGGAATACCGCATCAACAGGTACATCTCTATATGATGATGTGGGTGTGCTGTCTGCTGTCCCAAAATTCGGCATATAGTTACAGAAGCACTGTGCGTACTCATAGAAATTCCCGCAGCTTCCTGCCCTGCTGATAACGTTCTTTGTGCTGTGGTCAATGACAGAAAAAGCACCTTTTCCCTTTGCGACATAATCCCAATGAACATGTCCATGGACTACCCCAACACATCTGTGAGAAGAATTAGCATTAAGCCATGTATCAATGGCTTGCTGAAAACTTGTCCCTCTGTGTGGAATATCCTGTGATTCTGGATACCCCTGTAAGACTGGCGAAAGTGTCTGATGGCAGATAATCAGAATCGCATTGTTTGTATTCAACGCAACATTTGTGAACCAAGTCAGTTCGTCAGCATAATACCCCCAGTTTCCGCCCTTACCTCCTGTGGCATCAGCATTTCCAATGTCCTCGATGTATGAGTGCAGACGGATAACTCTCAGACCAATATCGTTGTAATCACGATATCCATAGAAGCTACCACCTTGATAACTACTCCCTGCATATGTAAAGCCATCATCCCATGACCTGTACATGGTCAGCATTTCAGCTTCGGTGATACGCTGTTCCTCGTTATCGAGACTGCTCTGCACCGTATTTCCATCATGATTACCAATAAGTATATGCGTGTTATCTCCACCAATTTCACGCATACATTTCACAATGTGGTCAGTGAATGCAATAGTAGTTGCTTTTGACTCGGAACCATTGGTCATATCTCCACCATGCACAACAAGGTCAGGTTTTAGCATTTTTGACAGGGCATACATTGATGCCATCTGCACATCAAGATACTGGAGATTGTTGTTAGATGTGTATACATGACTATCTGTGATGAAGAACATCAACAGAGTATTGTCATTTCTCAGAGCGTTGATTTTTGAAGCCGTATCGACACATTCTGCGATAAAATAATCCGGGTTTTCAACCAGTTCAGAATCATCACCATGTCCATACCCCTCAGCAAGCGTAGCGACAGCATCAGTAAGTGTCGTATCGGATGCCCCCGTGACACCATTAGCATAAGTTGTAAGTGCCTGTATTCGTTCTGTTAAACTCATATCACCACCGCCTTATCCAAGAGCTGTTGATGCTGAAAGATAATCGGCATACAGAGTATCAATCCTTGATTTATCTGTGGACGACATCAGGCCATTTGCCGATGTGGTAGCAACTGCCGTTGAAGCCTTGCCATCAAGGGCTGTCTTAATAACTTTGTTCTGAACGGGATTCGTTGAATTAGCAGATAAAGCACTATCCACCGTGATGCTTCCACCGCCGCCATACTGACCACCGTCGACCCATGCAGAGCCGTCATAGTAGTAGACATGCCCTGCGTTATATCCACTTTCCGAGCCTGTATACAGATACACCTTGCTCGTATCGGTCATATCTGACGCAAGGGTTACGGGTGTCGGCTGTCCGCCAGAACCACTGCCCTGCACATCACCCCACGCCCATCCGCCTGCTCCGTCTGCAATCGGAGCCTGTCCTGCGGTGGCTGAGCTGGCGTCTAAACCAGAGGGAGACCATGAAGGCACGCCGTTGCTTCCAAGCGTCCACACATCTCCCGCCTCACCAGTCTGGGAGTAGGAAGAATCAGTCTGGTCGGTATCTGCATTAATCGGTCTCGGCTCAACAGCAAGGATAAAGTTTGCTGTGCCGATGTTGGAGCCACTGCTGACGATTCTCAGTTCACAGTTCGCCTTTCCTGCTCTGATGGTTGACTGCTCCGTAGTGACCATCATTACTTCGGAGCCGGACCACGTACAGGGGATAGTTGTGCCGTGACCGTCTGCCTTGAGGATTTCGGCTGTAACGGTCGCTGAAGGATAGGAACAGGACATTCCATCCTTGATAAGCTGAAAAGTAAATATTCTCCCGATATCGCCCTCTGATGCGGTTACCACTACAGGCGGTGCACCGGGATCCATGTTAAGTAAAACGCTCATATGCTTTTACTCCTTTATTTAAAGGCTGCCAAGGACAGCCCTGCGTTCCATGCTGCATTCGCTCGTTTCCAGAGACAGCACCCTTACTGTCTTGTAGATTCCGAGCCTTTCCGATGCGATCCTGACTGTATCACCTGCCGAAAGGGCGACATCGCCGATCAGATCGCATTCGTATTCGATGATGGGAGCCGAATATTTTTTCAGATGCTTTATCGCTTCTGATAAAAGCACGCCTGCCGAAGATGTGTCGTATTCAAAACTTCCCACAATAGCTTTTCTTGTCTGGGATCCGGAGATCACCCTGCCGTATCTTGTGATAGCCGAGCGGCAGTAAAGGACATCGGATCCGCTTATTGTATAGATATCCCCATCATCGTAGACAGATTCGGAGATAGTGACGCCGTCTGAGCCTTCCGGCCTTACGGCAGTGATCAGCTTTTCTGCTGTACGGGTTATCCTCAGATTGGACAACTCTATGCCGTCCCTGAGCATCGATCCCGTATCTGAGCCCTTGCGGATATATGCTGAGATAAATTTGCCTGTAAGGGCGAAGCTCTTGATGGTAAAGGAAAAATCAAGCTCTACGCCAAAAGCCTCCGCTACGCCCTGTAGTCTTTCAAGAGCTGTGCCGGGGCTCGTAAAGGTAAGGGCTTTTGTCGCGGAAGCGCCGACTTCACATGTGCCGATCGTAAAGCCTGCGTTTCCGGAAAAATAGGTAAGCCATGTTGGGAGGGATCTTGCTGTCCCGTCGTCCATGGCGGGAAAGGAATCGTTCAGGAGATCCAGCTCACCGTCTTCCGCATAAACATCGATGCGCATCTCATCCGCATCGATATCGGAATCGATGATCGTAAAAAAATGCGATCTTGATTCGGACTGGTAAACGATATAATTGCCGGGCTGTGACATTTCCTTTGCCGATGCGTCCGTGCCGTCGGAATATAAAAGGGCAAAGGAAAGAGTTCTGGTCGCTGTCTCGGCCTCTTCCTTCAGCTTGTCATCCTGGATAGAAAAGCCTTCGGGAAGAGCTAAGGACGCAAGGCCGAGAACGCCCATGCCCCTGTCAAGGAAGTAAATGATCACAGGAACACCTCCCTGAAGCGCAGAACCGCGCTTCCCTGCGCCTGCGAAGCCGTAAAGGTATTTTTACCCGTCTTAAGGACAAAACCTTCCCAGGCGTTGTCTATGGCTCCCATAGCAGGTGTCGAGACATCGTTGACCGTGATCCTGCCGGATCTGGTATCGACTGCGGCGACATCACCGGCGTAAAAGATCTGCTTTTCGGCCTCTTCGGAGTCATTGGGAAGGTGCCAGAAATTCAGCTGACGGATGCCCATGTAGTAAAGCGGGCTGTAATCAGCCTTTGTACAGATATAGATTGTCACAGACCTTGCCGACAGGCCTGCGTATTCTTCTGCCTGATACGTCCGCTCGAGCCTTCCGCCGGATATCGTTGGGTATGCAAAGCGGATAGTATCCCCGATCTTTTCAATGGTAAAAGAAAAATTCGTGGATACGTCAATCGCGTTCGCGTCCCTCATATTCTGGCTGGGATAGGTAACGCCCCTTGCGCATATGATTGTCGAGGGCTTGCAAATCTCTTCCGGAAGCGTAGTGCCTCGGATAATCTCCATCCTCTGGCCTCTCCAGTCAGAACGGGATCCTTCCTTGAGGATTGTTCCGCAGACATTGGCTCCGGTCGAATCAGATACGAGCACCTTGATAACGCCAATGTCTGAATAATCATAGTCGCCGTTATCGCGGTAATGCATCCAGAGATTCGCCTTGAACCGAAAATTTGTGCAGTTCTCTCCCAGGTTCCATGTAAGAGAAGGACCGTGCCAGTTCTCACTGGTTCCGTAGGTCCTTGCCCTGATCAGGGTTTTATCTCCGTAGCAGTCAGTCTTCACCTCGAAGAATCCTGTCTGTGCATAGATGCTGTCATTGCATACAGTTGCTGCCCCGTTCAGGGTTGCGTCTGCCATCGGGGATGCCTGATCAGAAGATATTCCGAGCAGTTTTGTGGTCGTGCCGGAAGATTCCTCTTCGTCAGCATCATCGGATCCGAAAAGCAGGATGCTGTCATTGAGACTGTATGAAGCATAAGCCGTATCTGCTTCAAATTCGGTCACGATACTGGGATGAGCAGGATATGTGCCGTTGTAATAGACATCTGCGCTGCTCCCCATGGGTACTTCCCTCTCGAATTCCCGGACGGAATACTTGAAAGGATCCGCGCAGACAAACAGGATCTCACTGGTTACATGGTTGACGCCTGGCGGTATTTCCCCTATTGATACGGGCGTGCCCACAAAGAATTTATCGGGCTCATCGTTAAAGATAAGCCTGCCCTGTTCTGTATTGAGCAGGGCATTGAGCTTGTTAAAGGCATTTCTGAAATCTTCCGGGGTATCTGCTCTGAGCAGGAAACCCACGGTGATTTCGCGTTCCGGATATCGTCTTTTCTGGTAGGCTGAGCCATGCCCGGAAAGAGCCGATGAAAGAAATTCGCCGTTCAT